TTCTCGTGAATGTGAGCGGGGAACGTCTCCAGGCAGTTCATAAACTCTTTGGTCTTGTGCCAGAGCATACGGTGCCGATCGTTCATGTGGTCCTCGTCGAAGTTGCTGATGGCCTTGAACGTATTGGTGACGTGCGTGCGGGTGACAACATAGAGGACGTGGTAGCGCATCATATCGTCCACGCTGCTGTTGCCCCGCATGTTGTGGTGCCAGTACCCGCCGATCTCCCCGATCATATTGGAGAGCATTAACTCCAGCGAGAAGTGGTCCATCTTAATCTTTTTGCGTCGGGCCATCAATCGTATCTTTCCTTGGCTGCGGATCGGATGTCTCTAACCGAAACGCCCGGCAGCTTGCGTAACATTTTCTCGGCTTCTGCTTTAGCAATAGCCACATCCATCAGCTCATCATTAAGTTCTTCTTCTTCGTCCGCAAGGGCTTTGGGGACCTTGCGCCCGGCTTCCTCCAGGGCTTCCACCTGCTTTTCTTTGGCGATCAGCTTCTTATTCAGGTCTGTTGCCTGCCGGGTAAACTTCTCGATGTCCATGGAGAGAATGCGGGCTTCTTCAGCTTGGCGGCGCAACTCACCACGAACGGCATCGAACCTGGGTGTCTTGCGGGCCAGCTTAACTGCGGCTTCTCTGACGCTACGTTTAGCCATCGCTACTTACCCGTCCTAATTTTCATCAGGGCTTTGTTCACCCGGTCCACCTCGTCCTTGGTTAGCGGATCTGTCTTGTTGATGTCTACGCCAGCCATCTTGAATGCTTTCCGGTTTTCAGCCCGAACACGAGCACGCTCTTTGCGAGAAGGTCCCGAGTTGGCTGCACTTTGAACCGCAGCCCTTCTAACCGCCAAGCGAGCAGCCATGTCAGTTGACTTCCTCTGTGCGCCGTTCCTCTTCCTGCTCGATCTCCATGAGGATCTGGTCGAGGTCGCTGGCGTCTGCTTTGTCGTCGATGCCCCAGGTCTTGCGCTCGATGCGCTGGATGCTGCTGATCACCTCGGAGGCTACCTTGATGTGGTTGAGCCGCTTCGAGGGGTTGGGGTCCGGGTTGTTCTCCAGGTTGCCGATCTCCCGCTCCATCACTCCCGCCAGTCTGTGGCTGAAGTCTTTGTGCCGCTCCAGCACCTCGGTCACGGTCTCTCTGGCTTTGCTCATACTCTGAGCCACTGCTGCTTTGAGCGCCGTCTCTTCCTGATGCAGGTACAACTCGATCCTCTCGTTGACCCGCTCTTTGGCTTTCTGGAGAGTTGTCTCGTCTAGCTCGCCCTTCTCACGGTCCCACTTGCCTCGGGCTCTGTACCGCTTGATGGTTCTCTCGGACACTCCGAACTGCTCGGCCAAGTCAGGAACGGTAACTCCGCTCTCCCACTGAGCCTGGCAATCAATCAATTGTTCTCGTGTTAACCTAGCCATGAAATCTCTCCTACACGATCTGTCATCCCTTGTCACCCCTAGGGGATCACTTCCGACTGTCAGAATGGCAGTCTAAAAAAAACCCCTGAAAACAAAGGACTTTGCAGCAACTTGACAAAGGTATTTCTCCTCAGGTATCGCCGCCGGAGTAAATAAAAAACTATGTGGCGTATGCGATAAGGTCCTTCTACGCTAACATCTCGCCCAGGCTCGCTGTCAGCTTCTTCCAATAGGACAGCAAAACCAACCAGCCCAAGTCAATCCCCTCAGAAGAAACAAGGGAGCAGTGCCGTCTAGGCGCTGTCACCCTGACTAAAAACCCGTTACGCAGTTTTTGGGTGGTATGTACTATACGGACGCAGCGGACAGGAACACCGGGAATGTAACGGTAGACTGACAATGTAAAGTTTCGTTGACGACCGTCAAGCTAGATTGTCTGTACCCCCTGCTGCCTGCCAATCTGGCAGTATACCCCCCATGTGTAAAGCTAGCCTTACCCTGTCAACCTATGCGCACGCACGTAAAGCCCACTTAACCGGGTGACAATGGGGGTCAATCTGGCATGATTCTTTCCCGGAACTTTCTTTCCTGGGTTGCCCACTTTGGCATGAATCTTTCCCAAATAAAGTGTGAATCTTTGTGAAGGGTTGAGCGTCTAAGGGGGCGAGAAGGGAGGAAAGCATGAAGAAGCCACAGACAGCGCTGATTGTTCCGCACCTGCGCCTGCTTATCAAGGCAGCCCGGTTGCAGATCCAGGCACTCGACAAGCGCAGCCGGACCTACCAGTCCGAACGCGATACGCTCGAACACGCCATCGAGATCATGGAAGAGCAGATTGCCTATCAAGGCACCATGTTCGCCATCTACTAGGGGCATTTATCAGAGCCCCCTTGAGGGGGGGCTCGAATAAATATCAATAGTGAGTGAATAAACCCCGAAGATTGACGTCTAAGGGGGCAGACAGGAAAGGGAAGCAACCTTATCAGACGAAACAATATTACACTTCGGTCTGAATAAATGCTAAACTGGAACGTCTAATAGGCAAGGAAAGACAAGGACAACCAAAGGAAGGGAATCACCATGAAGATTCAGCATGCGGAGCGCTCGGCGCTTGGCATGCAGGCAAGCAGCCTAAACCACAAGGCAATGCAGGACCGTGATTGGGCGATGAACCCACGCGACCTTGCAACCGGTAGACGGCCCCGACGTGGGTCTAGTGGGAAGGCTACGTACAAAGTCCACAACGGTACCGAATGGGTGGAGGTTGTACCTCCTACACGGGACCAGTCTAAGCGGACTCAAGCCTGCAAGCCAGCGCCTCCCAAGGTTAGCATGTGGCACTACGCCTATGTGCTTTCTCACGGCGGCAAAGGGACTCTAACCTTCACGGGTGAAGTGCCCCCGACCGACTTGGCAGCATGGGTGTGGTCTGAAGTCGGAGGGGCTTGTGCACCCACGGTAACGGTAAAGAATGTTGCTTTGATTAATAAGGTGTGAATAAATACCAAGCTGCCACGTCTAAGTTGGCAGCAAGGGAGGCAGATATGCCAGAGAAAAACAAGGTCGGATACCTGACAACGGATAGCGAAGCTCGCGCAATGGTGAAGGCTCTAGAGCAATCTCCATTCAAGCTGAAAGGCAAACTGGGAGACGTTATCCAGGCAGGACACGCCAAGCATGGGACTGTCTTTAGTGCGGCTTGGGGAGATAACAAAGTCCACGTTATCCATCACAAGGACTTGTTTATCACTAACTGATAATATGTGAATAAATGACAAGCCCCAACGTCTAAGGGGCATGAAAGGAAAGGAAAAAACCATGCGAGAACGGAAGCCTTAAGACCTTGGATAGCTACCTTAGAAATAAGGGGCGACTGTAGGCTGGTCCTTATCTGGTACCAACGGACTGATCATCCATAAATCCAGATTCCATAAACTTGATTTATATGTGAATAAATGACAAATCCTAACGTCGAAGGGGCATGAAAGGAAGGGATGGAGCAATGATAGCGGAACACAAAACCAAGGACGGCTACACACTGACGGTATTCTCCACCATGTATCTGGACTGGGGGCTTACGATCACTCGACCGGACGGAACCGAGTTAATGAGTAACCCTCACTGCCTGAGTAGCGAGTACTACGGCGCAAGCCCACCCGATGGGATGGACTGGGATGAGGCTATGGATGCCGGTGTGGAGTTCAAGCCTTGGACGGAAAAGGAATGGACTGAGTGCCTGGCAAGTGAAGCGGACGAACTAATCGAAGCCTACGGAGGGTGGGACGAATGAAAACGAAGCGATATTACAATGGGAAGGCGATCAAGTCTATTGATGGTCCTGATTATTACGGATTCTCTGTGAAATATTTAATCACCTTTGAGGATGGAAGCACCATGTGGGTTTACCATCATATAAACTGACGAATAACGAAACGGAAAGGGACAACCATGAAAGTAGAGATTGACGTGAGTAACATTATTGAAGCCGTCCAACAGCGGGTGCAACCCCCCGTGGACACGCGGGACCTGGCCGAGAAGGTGCAAAACTCGCTGGATATTGCCTGGTTAACTGACCAAGTGGTGGATGAGATCGACCTATACGATCTCGCCCGCAAGGTGGAGGATGAGACCAATATTCACTCCCTTGAGGCACAGGTTGAAAGGCTAGAAAAGACAGTGGAAACCCTGGTGAGGAACCTGGGCAAGTATCGGAATGCAATCCTGGCGGTGGGGATTATGGACGGAGGACAAGATGACTAGACAAGAAACGTGTGAGGATAGAATCGACGAGGCGCTGGAAAATACAGCGCATGTCTTCACGAGGTACATGGAGGACCATAACCTGTACGAAGAGGGCGATGACGAGCAACCGCCGTTCTATGAGTACGGGCTCTCTATTGAGTACAGGGATGACCCTCGGTGCTATGATTACCTGCTTTCATGGGGGGGACCTTCGGATATGATCCGATTCTTTCCCGACGGGCGTATCGAGTATCGGTTCCACGACTGGTTCGATGGTGCCGGGAGGATGGTCACAAGAGAGCCGTGGGCGCAATGGCTATACGAGATATTCCAAGACTGTGGCGTGTTCGAGTGGCCTGATGTGTACGAGGACGAAACGGAGGAATGGTCATGAGTATCGAATCATACTTCGACATCGACAAGCGATTGCGAGCCATCGAAAATGAGATGGAGTACTTAAGGGAAACCTTGAGCGGGTGCGACTGGTGCTGCGGGGGTGGCGATGAACTGGGATGAACTGGACGAACTAGCGACAACCGATGAGAAGCTGCAATGGATACTTGATAACGATCCACTAGGGCTGCTTGACACCTGTCCTGATTGCGGCGGGGACGATAACACTGACGGGTGCTCGCAAGAGTGCTCTTACTACTAGGAGGACGGAATGATTATTGAAGCAACCAAGGATGTGTACCTGCTAGGAACGGGTCTTAGAGTCGACGCTGGGAGCCACTACATGGCGGAGCATGCCAGCAATCAACCGAACTGGAAAAAACGCAAGAGCGTATTCGCCGAAGTGCCTGGAGGTTTCATCCTCTTGCACAAGGGTGACTATGTGATTGTGAGGGAGGACGAGGAATGAAGCAGCGAATCATCGTGAGAACACCGGAGCAAGTACTGATCGGTAAAATCTGCGAGCTAGCCAGCGAGGCGGAGGAGGATCTTGAAAACTGTGCGCCAGCAAGAGTGCTCGCCAGCCTGCGCGATAAGGCAAAGGAGATCTTCTACGAACTTGACGGCATGGCGGACGAAGCAATCGAAGCGGAGGCAACGTGCTCGTCCTGCGATGGACTTGGCGAGGACCCAAGGACCGATACTCCATGCGGCAACTGCAACGGCAGGGGCGGCTGGGACAGGGAGGAGTACTGATGATTATGACGAACAGTTTGAAGCGAGCACAACGGATAGCCAGGAAGCACCACAAGGACCATGAGGAGGAGGTGTTGATCTACCAAGACCAAGACTGGGGATTCATCGTGGCAACTGCAACCGAGGCTAACGCTGACCCTGAACTTGAAGAGTGCACACTGGTAGATGTGTTCGATCATATCTAGGAGGTGTGAATAAATAACAAAGCCCTGCGTCTAAGCGGGCAGGAAGGACAAGGAATGACAACCAAGGAAAGCAAAAAGATAGTTAAGCTATCGGTCAACAAGTACCCAGGCATCTACGGAGAGGAGCAGGTAGCTATCCATCTCATGTCTCCAGATGATGGGTGGAAGCGGTTGGGCGAGCGCTCCATAGAGAGCAAGTCATTCTCGGCTAGCTCAATCAGTAGCGTGACAACGGAAATCAGAGTCACCATGCACGTAGACTCAGCAAGACGCCTGATGGAAGAGTTACAGCGCACATTGGGTGCACTGGATGGGGGGGTATGATGCTTTGGGATGCAATGTTGAAGGCAGCCAAGGGCGGCATGCCCCTAGATGAGATGCGGGACAAGCTGAAGTCTTGCGGGTACGAGCTATGCACTAAGCGGGTGCTTGGGTCGTCCGAGAACCCCATGATTGAGCACGATGTACACCTGTACAATGCTCTTAAAGCTGCGGGCTGGAGCGAGTCAGAGATTCAAGAGGAGATGACTGCCGATGCTTGGTCCGAGGACGAGGAGGAGTGGGCTAATCATCCTGAGTTTATCGATGGTCAAGAGTTCATGGCGGCTGCAATGACAGCGGTAAAGAACAGCAAGCTGATGATCTGGTGCCGCAAGATCAAGGACGAGCGCCAGAACTTCCCGAAGGCAATGCGCCTGCTGGGATCACCGCTTGAGGAGGTGACGCAATGAACACAGAGGAGGAACTAGAGAAGATCGACTTCTTCAAGCGCACTAACTTTAAAGGATTTGCGCGTGGCTTGAGTAAGCCTAGCGCAAAAGCAGGGACGGATGTTTCTGGACTCGAATCCAGACAGCTAACTGCGGGCACGCTCCCTCCTCCCCCGGATTTGGGCACTCCCTACTGCTCAATGAACGGGGAGGGGGGAAGCGGCTTTAGTACGGGATTGAATAAACCTGTCACTGATTCGTACAAGAAACCAAGAAAGGAGGGGAACGATAAAGATGACAAACAGTAGTAAGATGAGCACGGTGAGTGCAAAGGATGTTCTAAGTCCCGGTCTACTGGTAGAGATCCAGCGGGAGTTAGGCACGCTTTGCAATAGCGGGTGCCGGGTTTATGTACCGGCAACGCAGCCTCAACGAATCTGGCGAGGCAAGAGATTAACACAAAAGGATAGAGAGGAGATCATTAAGCGACACGAGGATGGCGAGGCAGTCGTGGTGATTGCTGAAGCCTACAAGAAATCAGCCAGTTACATTCATAGACTTATAGCGAAACATAGAGAGGAAAAAGGCAATGGACAACCAGACCAAGAGCCAACGATTCAAGGACTATCATCACCAGAATCCTAAGGTATACCGGGAACTTCGGCGCATGGCGTTTGACCTGCTACGGGTCGGACGCACCCACTACGGGATGAAGGGACTGTTCGAGGTGCTCCGCTACGAGCACGCCCGACTGACCCAAGCTGAGGATGACTTCAAGATCAACAACATCTTCACGCCCTACTACGCTCGCCTACTCATGGCGAACAACAAAGACTTGGAAGGCTTCTTCGAGGTACGCTCGATGGACGACGAGTTCCAGCCCTTCCATGTGTGCTCCAAATGCCATGTGCAGATTGGAGTGCAGCCATGGGGCGAGGATGTTCTGTGCTGGGAGTGCGACCCACCGTGGGGAGGTGAGATTTGAACTACTACGATATGAACCCATTGGAGCACGGAGTTAACTTCAGCTTCCTCAAGATGGGGCTACAGAAATCTTGGAAGCATGCTTATGAGGCTTACGTTCTGGGCTTACAGTCAGCGCCCACCCCTGCAATGCAGAAGGGTACGCTGATTCACTGCCTAGCGCTGGAGCCTCTCAGCTTCAACGATCGTTACATCGTAGCGCCAGAGATCAACAGACGGACCAAGGCTGGGAAGCAGGAGTGGCAGGAGTTAATAGCTAGCGCAGGCAACCGAATCGTCATCCCTGAGGATGACTACCTAGAGGCGGTTGATTGCCAGATGAAACTAAGTGAGCACCCATGGTTCTCCCGAGTGATGCACCGGGAGGACACCACCACTGAGGATGAACTCTACGGAACCATGGGGGAGACAAAGGTGCGCGGCAAGGTGGATATTCTAACCAACGATTTCATCGTGGACCTGAAGACTACCTCGGACGCCAGCCCTATTGGGTTTCAACGGTCAGTCCGGCGGTTTATGTACGACGCACAGCTAGCGTTCTATGCGGACCTCGCCGGGGTGCAGGATGCCTACATCGTAGCCATCGAGACCAACGGTACGCACCAGATTGCAGTATACCAACTAAGCCGGGAGACCCTGGAGAATGGCAGGAGGCAGTACCAAGAGGGGCTTGAACTGTTTCGATCCTGCTTGAGCCTGTACCCCACGCTAGGATCTCCGGCTTTCACTTCTTACCAACTCGAACCAGTCGTCATTTAGGAGAGGCATCATGGCAAGACGCAAGAGTATCGATTCGCATACGGCGGAGATCCTCCGTAACTTCAACCTCGATCCCAAGGAGTGCCTATGGGATTGTCACGGCACCTGGGTGCTGCTCCACAAGTGGGTGGTCGTCATCGGTCAGCGGGCTGGGATTAAACTAGACCCGCCTCAGATCGTGCACGCCGACCAGTCCGGGCGAATGGGGCTAGTGCTTGTCACTGGTAGCCTGGGGGACAACACGGCTTGGAGTTTCGGGGAGGCTGCGCCTTACAACAACAAGAACGCATACCCCTTCGCCATGGCTGAGAAGCGGGCAAAGGATCGCGTGATTCTGGAACTGGTGGGCCTGGCTGGTCACGTCTACACCGATCAGGACGTGGCGGAGATCAAGGACGGCAAGCCCGTATGGGAGGTTAAGGAGGAACCGGCAAAGAGGGACCCAGAACTAGCCAAGGAGATCCTCCAGGCAATCGACCAGGCAACCAGCGAGTACGCCCTGGAGGAGGTTGGTAGCCGTATCAGTGACGGGCTCTCCACTGGTGCCCTAACCACGGACGACCGAGAGAACCTCATCCCCCTGTTCACTGCCAAGCGCAAAGAACTGAGAGGTGAGTAATGCTGCTCATTCTCTTGTTCGCTTGGTTTGCCTGGGTCATATGGGAGTTCTTCGAGGAATGGTGGGACGATTACAAATGGCAACGAAAACTTAGAAAAAGGAGGTTAAGCAATGGCTGATCTGAATATTATCGCGCTGAGTGGGAACCTAACGCAGGACCCTGAACTCAAGCATACTTCCAATGGAACAGCGCTATGCAAAGGGCGCATGGCAAACAACGGCTTCGGTCGGGACAAGGCTGCTATGTTCATTGACGTTACCTGCTGGGGCAGGGACGCCGAGTACATGGCTAAGAACTGCAAGCGAGGGACGACCATTCAAGTGTCCGGTCGCCTGGAAAGCAACAGCTACACCGACAAGAACGGGAACAATAGAACTTCCTTTTCGATCAACGTAAGGGATCTCTACGTTAAGAGAGCGCCATCTCCTGATCGTGATGGCGAGTTCGCTGACTTCACGCCGGACACCAGCAACACCGGCCGCTATGGCGGAGACAACCCTACTCCTGATGGGATTCCCTTCTAATGAACGTACTAGGAATCGATCCCGGTTTCGCTTCGATGGGCTGGGCTGTCATCTCCTTTGGGGATGATGGTCCAGCCTGTCAGAGTGCGGGGCTTATCAAAACCAAGCGGGACCCTATCCAGTCCAAGCATGACGACAACCTGTACCGAATCCAGAAGATTGCTCAGAGCCTGGAGAGAATCGAGGGCTTGTTCGCCCCGTCCTTCGTGGCATGCGAGGCAATGTCGTGGACACGGCACGCCAACGCCGACCGGGCTGTTGCCATGGCATGGGGTGCAATCGGCACTGCTTTGCTGGAGGTGCCCATCATCCAGATCTCCCCTGTGGATGTGAAGGATCGCCTGTGTGGCATGAAGACCGCATCTAAAGCCCTGGTGGAGGAGAGGGTAAGGGACCGCATCAAGGGGGCGGGTGGCTGGCTCGACCGAGTAGCCAGGACACAGCGCAATCATGTGGCTGACGCCATGGCGGTGGCTCTTGCGTGCAGTGAACACACTTCATTTAGGATGGCTCGGAGGATGTTGCGTGATGAGAGTAAGTGAGTTTATCCATCGCGCCTGTGTCGCTTGCGGGAACATCTACTTCGGCCCCATTAAGTGCAGCAAGTGTGGGGAGCCAGGGGAGCCCCTCCTCTTCTTCGGGAGAAAGCAAGAGCACGCGATGAATGATGACCATGAGCAAGCACCTAAGGTTTAACGATCCCGACTACGTTCCCTGTAAAACCTGCCGGGACCGGAAGCGAATACAAACTGAGTTAATACGAACCTCGAAGAAACTGGACCGACATGAGCAACGATACAAAGAAAAGGTCGGGGACCTCAACGAAACCATCAGGCTCCTGCGAAAACACGCAAGGCACAGGCGCGCAGAACTTGATAAACGAGAGATTGAAATCCTTCAACTACGGGAGCACATCAGATCTCTCGTGCATCGCGCTGGATCAGGTGGAGATGGATCTGGTGTATGAATCCCTTAGCACCACGGTCGCCCTAACCAGGCTTATGAATTCTGAAGCCAGCGAGTGGGCACTTCCTCGCCTGCTCGACTTAAGGAAGCGATTTGCAAAAGCCCCATAAAACAAAGGACCCCGTTAGGGGCCCCTTGTAAGGAAAGGCAAGGTGGACAACCAAGAACCACCTACCCCCTTATACGCTCATCATTTATATTTATTCAAGGTCACAGAATAATAAGAGATAACGATGCCGCACAACCCAGGGAACATGCCGTACCAACCACCGCAATTGCGCCAGTGGAACAAGGTAGGATCACAGCGAGCGGTTGAACGCTGCATCACACCTACGGTAAAGGGAAGGTTTAAGGTTCAGATCTGGGACGGGGAGAAGCGCAAGTATATCGGCACCTACGACGAGATCGAAGAGGCCAGAGAGGAGCGGGATAAGTTTGAGGCAAAGCTACGCCCTGTAGATGGACGCAGCCGCAAGTAGGGCTACTGGTTTCTTCTGGCTTCCAGAGCAGCGTAATGCTGACGCATCTCACTGAGACCTGTGCTCACTGCTGCGCCCACCTTTTCGATCTTCTCGTTAACATCGTGCAAACCCTGGACAGTGTTGTCGAGGTTGCTTGTCACCCCCTGGAGCAGGGTGTCACGTTCCTGATTGTAGCGCTCCACCACGCCATCGTACCGAAGACGGATGTCTTCTTCTTTCTTGTCGCAGCGGTCCTGCATCTCTCGGAGTTGCTCCTGAAATGAGGCGATCAGCTTCTCTCGCTTCTGGGTTTCCTTAATATACAGCCATGCCACAAAGGCAGCGGAGATGCCCAGGGGTCCATACGATTCAATGATGCTGACCCATGTGGGGTCCATCAGTATCCCCCGACTCTCCTTTGAGCGACTTTCTTTGCCTTATCAGCAGTACGCATAGCAATAGCGACCGCTTGTTTTTGTGGTTTTCCTGCCCTCATCTCAGTTGAGATGTTCTTCTTGATAGTTTTCTTGGAGTAGCCCTTGCGGATCGGCATCTTACCACCTCACCTTTAGTCCCGCCGTCGCGGCCCAAGCCACAGGTTCTCCCCACTTCGAGCCTGCTTCCAGGGAAGCAATCGCATCCACTCTGTCCCGCACACGATGACGAGCGACAAGAGAAGTATCCCACCGATCCACATTAGCTCTTGCGAGAAGATCCAGTCCACCTGACTCATGGTCCTTCAGAAACAGTGAAGGGGCTGAACGCCTTAACGCGGTCAGTCCCCCTTCGGAGGGTTTGCACTAGCTGCCTCAACAGCGGCACGCTTCTGCTTGGCCACGTCCTCAAGGGAGATACCCATGACACCGGCCACAGCACCCAGGGAAGAAGCAATGATCGCCTCGGTGGGCAGGCTGGGGAAGAAGTGCTTCGCCAGGATCGGCAGCACAGCAGCCAGGATCGACAGCCACAGTTTGCGGCTCTTCATCTTATCAGACATCTTATTCTCCACTCAGAACTGCGACGAGTTCTGCTTTACGCATATCAGAGTACCCCTCAATGCCACGCTCACGGCACAGGTCACGGAGTTCACGCACCAGCATGGAGGCGTAGTCAACTTCCTCTTCCTCGGCACCCTCGACAACCAACCCAGCCTGGGCTGCGGCAGCGGTGGGGCTATCAGCCTCTACCACTCGACCCTGAGCGCCGATCTGACGCAGGAAGAAGTTGAAGGACTCGCCCTCGACCACGTTGTGAGTGCCAGCGTCAGCACAGACAGTGCCTTTGCCGCCCAACTTCCACATGTATTCCTTCTTAATGACTCCGTAGACTGCCATGACTCCTCCTACTTAAACCAAAGAACAGAAGCCACAGCAGCAGTTGTGGCACTCGCATTGCGAACGTAAATGACTGCGTTGTTGTCAGCGGCAAACTCAAAACTAGCATTTGGCTCAACCACAACCCCCATGCCGCCGTCATTGACCTCTCCTGCCGTAGATGCCGCAGGCGTGCCGTCTGCATCACTCCCAACATAAACATTAACGCTGCCAATATTGCTGATGATACAATACTTCCCATTGCAGGGCATTGTGGCGGCAGCAGTCGCTCCACCAGCAACCGCAAGGTTAATGGTGTGAGTTGATGTTGTTGAATCCCACACAAAATTATTACGAATGGCTCTACTGTTAATGTCCATTATTACTCCGAATCCTCAGAAACCTGTTTTAATCCCGTAGCATCTTCAATTACTGCTTGGGGGCTTTGCGTGTTAAGATCTACCGACAGGCGCTCTTCGTCGCCAGTAAGAACTGAATCAATTTGACTGCTCTCGGCATCAGTGGGCTGAATCGAAAACCAATGATGGGTAGCGGGCTCGTTCCCATTACTACTCAGCCCAGGAAGATTGGTGCCAGCAATCCACTCCCAATCATCAGCTCGATCAACTGGAAATACAACCAAGGTAAAGGACAGGCTCATGCTAAACGCCCGTTCATGACGCGAGTGGCACGATTGATTTCAATCTGACTAAGTGTCCGGCCCCACACCCTCACCTCAGTTAGCTGCCCCTCCAAAACCCCAGACGAATAAGCACCCAAGGAAGCAGATTGAAGAGTTGCATTAATACTACTTGTTTTAATAGCCAGTGTCATCGACACGCTATTGCCGGCTACCGATCCCTTTACAATATTGTTTGAACCATCATAGCCCCACGAGGCAGCAAGAGCCTGTATCGCACTCTTTGCTCCCATGACACTATGGGTGGCCGCGTTGTAGAGAACGCCCGATGGAGGTGGCCCGTTGTAAACAGTAAAACTGTCAACCCTGCTGTTAGGGGCGATAGGTCGCATCCCCATCCCATTAAAATAGTCATCAGAGTTAGTTTCCGCAGCACCCGAAGCCGACCCGCCGAATGACGCTTGATGGTAATTTGCTGCCCCCGCAGTGTACTTGAGCCCTACTAACAGGCTATAACTCTGAGTTGTAATGCCACTAAAGGCACTCCACAGTTTGTCATCAGATCCGTCATAAAGCACGCCGGGTGACGATCCAAACCCGGTTGCCTGATACAATGGCTGCTTGGAGGCAGTTGCCTGGGCCATCGTTACCGCACCATTCCTACTAGGCCATGCGGAAACCCGGCTCGTGCCAGGATCGTAGTGAGTACCAGACACAAGGTCCCTAGCATCAAAGTGCAAGGTTTCCCCGGACGGCATACCGGATAAACGGATAGACCCGCCGCCGCCACTCCTTCCTCGGATATGCTTTCGCCTAGCCATGCCACCTCGCTTTCGTTGGGCGGATGTCATAATGCACGAATGTGTTGTATAATCCAAGGCCGCCACCGGGGATGCGTGTCGAGCGCACAAGGTCCTCGATAGCCTCGTGCAACTCGTCGGGGGACAACCCCCTCGGCTTCAGGTCAGCAGCAATCCCTTTTTTGTGTTTAGAGTTACTTGCACCACCGACGCGCTGGTTGTGCGCCTCGCATCGATAGCCGCTGTTTATCTTGATCGGAACGTTGACCAGATCACGAATCTGCTGGAGCACCCAAGCCAGATGACGGGTCGCAGCAGGATCGGGCGGCTTACCGGAGCACTCACCGCACTTGCAGTAGAACTCTTGAGGCCGGAAGTTCTTGGGGTATCCGTCGTTCACTTCTTAGCCCCCTTCATAATTACTTGCCTTAACTCCACCACCGACTTTTTGATTTCTCGGTATTCCTTTTTGGCTGCCTGGTTCATGCGCCGGTATCGAGACATGCCCTCGCTATACTCTTCTCTTGTTATCGTTCCGTCCTTCAACTGACGCTTCAGTCTCCGCTTCTCACCCGCAGATGTCTCATCTATAGTTTTCTTAACTCTATCTAAATACCTATTAAACATGCTCTCTTTGCCAGAAAGAGCAATCGGCTTCCATGCGATGCCAAGCAGGTGCCGGGTGATAAGTTGCCCTACGTCCTCTGGGGCACGGGGATGGTTGTGGGTATTGCGAAGAGAGCTGCTGTACTGACCGTCACGAATAAACGTTTCCATGGCTAGGTCCATGCCCTCCCCCGCAACTGCTGTACCAGCCCGCCCGAGTGGCACCATCAACGGCATTATATACTTTCGCAGGATTTCCGGGTTGCTATCTCTCTGCCCCCGCATGTTTGGCTCCCCGCCAATCGTACGAAACCCTGTTGAGACCCCTTTCCAGAGCCCCTCCAGTGCACTACCCTCAAGCCCAACTAGGCGCAGAGCCTGCGCTCCGCTCATCAACTCGCCTCTGCGATCCATTGCAAGCAACTTATCCCGCTCAGAGTTAGGCGTAAAACCAGGCAGCAGGCTGGCAACTGTAGCCCCAGCCCTCATCACGGACATCGCAGGGCCAGCAAAGTTCATTGAATCAACATCATCAGCGCCGATAAGGGTGGGATCACCCAGCGCTGTATACAACTGCACACGGGGCACAGATGGATCATAAGCTAGTATCTGATCTAGCATGTCCCGGTTTTCCATCATCGTTGACCGTATGCCGTTAAGAATAAGGTTGCGATTAATGGTCTGGGCAGCAATCTGCCGCCCCTGCCTAACCATAATGTTAGGATTGCTTGACCGAATAAGGGGCTGTGGGCTGATGGCTCGGGCGAGAAGGTTGCGCCCCCCAATACCCATAGCCTTCCATGCCCAGGTGAGAAACGGAGAGGCAAGACTCAATGGCCCCGCAGCACGGAGCGCCTTCAGTGCGCCGGGTACTTGGGCATAGTCAACAAACAGATCCATAGCCCTGTTTCTGGCCGTGGCGGTAAAGGCTCTATCTAATCTTTCCCTGCCCTTGCCTACAAACTTTCCACCCTTCGAGAGCCGATCTTTGCCAATAAAGATGTCGCCACCTGCATCCTTACGAATGCGAGTCTTAGTGATGCTCGAAGTCTGAATGTCCATGGACTGACCGGGCTTTAGATCATCAAGCGATCGGTACAGATCACGCATGGACTTGGCTGCTTCGTCGATCTTAAATATCTGATCGCCCCAACGATAGCCCTTGGCTGCTCGCTCACGAAGACGATCCATAACCATTCGCCCAGGCACCTTGATTCCAGGCTGAACAACATCCAGCAATCCGTACCCGGCTACACTGTCAATCTCCACCCCAACAAGGTCAGTGTCGATCAGCTTCATCTCGTCGATCGACTCGTAAATGCGCTGGTCCCGATTGCCACCTACTTGGTCTAGGTCTTTCTTTCGGCGAGAACCTTTGCCACGCCTCCAACCAATATAGTTCTTCGTCTCCCTGGCTGCTCCAGCCAACAGAGACGCCGGGTCAACACCCCGTCGGATAGACTGCAAGCTAACGTTTGACATGAAGTTGTTAAGATGAACAGCAGGGTTCATAACTGTAAGATTCATTTTCATGTAGGAGTTTAGCCTGCCCCAAAAGCCAAGCATGTTCATGTTGAACCTATTAGCCCACGCATCGGTAGCCCTGAGACCGTCTGACAGGTAACGAGTAGCGCCCGGATTGGCCGATGACTCCCTGATCGCCTTAACCATTTCCTCTGCACCACGACGAGTGATCGTACCAGGGGCGAGGTTCCAGTCTTCATTGATAAGACGTGTTAGTTCGGACGGAGACAAGCCCTCGTTATTAAGTATCTCTTCCCCGTACTTGCGAAGATCCTCAGCCATTTCACGCACAATGTCGGGCATCATGCTGCGCTCTTCGTCCGTAAGTTTACGCCCCAAGCGCTTGGCGATCGAGTTCTCTAGCTTATTGTTTCTGAGGCCCGAGTCTAGTGCGCCAATCAGAGCGCTGGGTTCCATGCCACGAAGAAGGGTTTGGTTTATAGAGTCACCCTGAATCATTCTGCCGGCAGCCATTGCAAAAGCGTAGTCTTCTGGACTAAGGTCTCCAGCTCTTGCTGCCTTCTTTTGCTCATCGGTGAGGAACTTCATTGCCTCACGATCCATAGCCCGCTGCCTAGATCGGACAGCAATACGGCTTTCTAGGTTGGCAAACTCATCTACAATTAGGTCAGACTGAATCCTGCGGGTCTCCTTGTTACCTAGTTCCCCCAGAGCATCATCGACCAATTGCTTTAGATTCAGCGATGACCCAGGCTTATTAAGAAGCCCCGATAAATCCATAACCCGAAAGTCTGCATTCTTGGCTGCTTGCTCCAGGGCCGCCATAACTTGTGGTTCGTACTTGGCTCGGTTCTTGCCGCTGCCTTCAAGTATCTTCCTGGCTACCGCTGCCCGTACTGTTGGAGAGGCAAGCATCGCAGGACCACCCTCAACAATGTCAGCAAGATTAGCACGAATAGCCTGCTTAGACTGATTACCAAATCCAAGGTCATCAAGGACAATATCTAAACGATCCCCTAATTCCTTCGCCCGTTGTGATGTAAATTGAGCAGTAGGAACCTGCTCGACAACCTCTAAGTCATCGGTAAGTTTGATGGGCTTATCTTCAGGAGCAATACGTACGATTGGTCCAGTTTCCGCCTGCTCACGAGCCAAGCCCTCTGCAATCGCCTTTACCTTGGAGACATCTCTCGCAGCATCGTCACGAAGATCTCGAACAGCACGCTCCATAGCCATGCCACGCTGCGCTGAGGTGTGAACAACCAGTCTCCTTACCTTGGCTGCTGCCTCGGCAAAGCCAGGGCTATTCATGCCAACACCGTAAAGAGTACGAACCAGGGGAGCTATTGCTGCCATCTCTCCAGGCATGCCGATAAGCATGCCATAGCCAAACCCCTTGGCTGATGCCCCTGTAACATCGCCGACTGTTAGGCGACCCTCTCCCTCCTTGAAGCGCTGGACACCTGGGGCAGGCTCATCTCCGCCCTTGATCAACTCCTTGCGCTTCTTGGTGCCGGGCACCTCCCAAGCGCCTGCCTTCTGCATTGCAGCAGCCAACTTAGAATACCCAGGAACCGCACTGAGAGCCTTGATTGCTCCTGCTCCCTGAAGCGCAGGGATAAGCCCTACCAAGGTCATAACAGTCATGCCGGGAGTGGCTTCTATAGTTTCCACAGGAGCCTTGATAAGACCCATAAGGATTCCACTTGAGCCGCCAATTGTTCCACCGACTAGATTGCGAGCGAGTTTGCGGCGCTGGTCATACGCTACATCGAGAAACTTATCCCAATCCTCTAGCTCTTTCCGTTCGGATGGGGGCACCGTGGTAAATACAATCTCCTTAAACAACCCAGGAAAGGCACGGGCGATGTCGTTCACGTCCTTAACCAAGTTATCAAACGTGCCACGCCCCATACGCAAACGAGAACGTATGATCTCTGCCTGGTCCTCCTGAGATTGCGCTACTGAGTTGCTCTTAATCTTACCCTGAGCAGCCTCTAACTGTTTGATTAGAAACTGTTTTTTCTCAAACAACGGAGTAAGTAACTTGTCTTTCTGCTCATTGGTGAGATCTTTAGAGTCCCTTATCTTATCAAACTGCTCATTCAAAGGTTCTAGTTGGGCAGAAACCCTATTTGCTGTCTTTGCGTAATCAAGCACCTGACCAGGGTACATAGCAACGTCGGCCACACCCTCCGCCGCACCGTGTGCTGCACCAGCTAACCCGTAAGCGAAACCAGCGATACCCCTGGCCCCAACCTCAAGAGCGCCTGGTTCCTCTTCGGTCTCAACTGCGGGAGCAACTGGCTCTTGGGGTGGGGTATCAACTACCCTAGGTGCGGGCGTTGTAGCCTGCTGCGGCTGGCGCTTGGGCGAGAGAAATGAAGACAGGGGTTTATCCATGTCCGCATCAGATAAGCTGCGACCATACCTCTTTGACAAAAATCCTAGTGCTTCAGACTCGGATATACCAGCCTCGGAAGTTAAACGACCTACAGTATCCCTGACGGTAGCCACAGTGCTTTATCTCCGTGGCGTGTAGCCTTGCTGTAATAAACCTTGTAGCTCACGATACGTCTGGGCTGTTTCGTACTTGTTTACACCCTCTGGGGGATTCAATGGAACACCGCCAGGGTTGTCCTCGGCAAAGAAGACTTCGTTAATGTACGCAAATGGATCACCAAAATCTCTACCCGCCGCTGCTGCAATGTCAAAAACATCCTGATCCTCAATTCCTAGTGTCCCCTGTCTAATCTTCTGAATATCAGTAACAGGAGTCTTACTTACCCCAGCCCGCCTAGCGTAATTCTGAAAATCCGTCTCGAACCTAGAACTGTTTTTATAGCGATCAAGCAACTGCTTCTGCCTTGCTCTTTGCCTCGCTGTGTCGGCTTCTTGATTGGCTTGCTCTTGTGCCTGTTCACCTGCTTGGACAATACTTTCCATCCTTTCCCGGCGAACAGCTAAAGACTCGCCAGACCGAACACGCTGTTCTGCTAACTTGTCCCATAGTCCTGTGTTGAAATTGCGGGCCGCCTGATCACCCAGGGCACCCAGTTGTGAAGCCTGTTTTCTCAAGTCGTCTAGTTCTGCTGACTGCTTCGTGTAACTTGTTCTGGTATCAAAGTCTCCAAGCGCACTTCGTGCCTTGTCAGCACGCTTCTTCACTTGTTGAAATGCGGCGTCATCGATTAAGGCATCGTCCAGTGACTTCTTCGCTTCTCTCTCTTCTGTTTCTGCAACACTAACTAGATCTTTCAACCTGCGGTACTCAGCACGGTTTGCCTCAATAGCAGTGCTGCGAGAACTGATTTGCTTTTTAACCTGGCTGACAGCCTCGTCGACACGCTTAATGAACAGGGTTCTACCTCGCTTGCCCGTGCCCTTGGTCCCGCCCTTCAGCTTTCTCACGTCTGCTTGTACCTTCTTAGTTTGCTCTTCCCTCAGCTTAGTGCCTGCTCGGGCATACCCCGCCCTAGCCTTATCGAGATCGCTCACAGGCTTCGGAGCAGCCTTGAGTTTCGGGAATAATCCCATGATCTCCTTGCGGAATCGATCCTTGTGAGCGCCAGTGAGGAGATCGCCAATGGTACGGGGTGGCACCTTGACTAGATCCATGGCGCTCAATACCATCTTCACTTCTTCCTCAGTGTCCGCAAACTTCGCTGTGGCTCTCATGAAGTCCATGTCACCACCGAACTTATCAAACCCAGCGTCGGCAACAGCCTTCTCAAATCTCATAGCCTTCGTGACAGGTGGCGCTTCAGGAACATTAGCCTCGAACCTCGGCGCAACCCCAATAGACTCATCAGCTTCGGCTGGCTGGCGCGTATCAACAGGTTGCTCTTCTGCTTGTGCGGGCTGAGAATCGACTGGTGCAGGTTGCGGCGCTGCGGGTGCGGGTGCGGGTGCGGGCTGCTGCGCTGTGGGTGCAAACTGTTGCTGCGCTGCTTGTAGTTTCCTTTTTGCGGTTTCTAATCTGTCTTTATGGTACTGGATGTTACCAAAAAGATGTTGAGCCCTGCCATCAGGATCGTCGCCATACTGATCAAGAATTCTCTGCCGCTGGTCCACCTCAGCCTGAAGAACACCGAGAGATTTTTTCCTATCAGCCTCTCTCTTTGCTAGTGCCATTCTGGTTTTGCGCCCAAAAATCCCTGGACCTGTCTTCCAGTCTTCTGCGCTCAAATAGGGCTTTCCGTCGCTACCCAGGGTACCTGCCAACTCCACTTGTAAATTATATGTCTCTGTTGTTGCCTGTGGATTCTTCAGTATTGGCGGCAACCCACCACTAAACGCAGATGCTCTAGTTGCTGCATTCGAGAATTTTTCGCTTTCTGGCGAGCGAGCTTCTGCAAAACGAAGTGAATCGTATGCTTCCTCTGACATGGGTTGGGGTTGTGCTAATTGCGGTGTTCTAGTGAGCCCTGCCTTAGCACCCTGACCAGGGGTGCCCTGCATCACAAGGCTACCAACTCTTTTAGCTGCGATTTCCTGAGCCGGTGTAGGCTGCGGAGTAATCCCATCTCCCTTTGGCTCTTTGTCCTCCTTCATAAAATACTTAGACACAGCTTCTGGGATTGGTATTGAGCCAATCAACGAAGCGGTCTGTGCAATACCCTGAGGACTGAGGTACTGCCG